GGGGCAGACCTTGGGGGCTTGGTGTTGCGTTAATCGGTTAGGGCTTGGGGCTTTCGCTTTTCTTCGATAGTTAGAAAAGGCTTATTTTCTGCACCTTTTAGAAGTTGCCGCTTTCCTGGTGATCCAAGAGCTTCTTTTTGGGTGTTGCTTAAATACCCCGAAAAGTCGGGGCTTTCGGTCGTTGATTCTCCCGAAGTCTTCGGGCAGAATTGGGGCATGGGTTCGGGTCTTCCGATTCCATACCTACAGAAAAGAGTTACAACATGAACGCAATTAACACCGCAACACTTCCGACATATTCCGAAGCCGTAACCGCTTTCGACTTATGCCTTAACACTTTCGCCGATTCTGGAATTCTTGAAGAGTCGGTAATTCGTACCGCTTACCTTGGAATAGATAAGGGAATTCAAGTTCGTGATTATGCACTTGGGGCGGTTGGTATCTCGCTACCCGTAGAAGATTCGATTCGATTCTTAAGTATCTTCAAGGTGGTTGGAGAGTCTGCACATATCGAAGCAATTAAGGGGGCTTATGCATACGAAGGGGGAGAGGTTGAAGTTGCCCTTGGTTATCTTGCGAAGGCTCACGAATTAGATTCTAAGAATTCACTCGCCACTCTTTTACTTCGTGTTATCGCTTCGGGTTGGCCAAGTGCTGCTTTCGCTTCTATGCGTGAAGAATTGCACCCGAAAGTAATCGAAGGCTTGAAGGCTCTTGAATCTGTGAAGGTTGGTGAAGAGTAATGAAGCAACTAATCACAATTAAAGACCGCAACACGGGCGAAGTCTTAGCGGTTGCACCGCTATCGAAGACCCGTTGCACCGCCATATTGAAGGCATATAGCAAGGCAGGAATCGAAGCCGTTACCGCTTAGCCGTTAAGTGAGAGAGGGGGCGGAAGTTCCCTCTCTTGCTTAATGCTTAAGACCTTAAGCAGATAAACACCTACAGAAAAGAGAAAATAAAGTGAAAGATAATAAGACCGAAGGGGCTCTTGCTTGGGCTTCCGAAAATGCACCGACATATTGCGAAGGCGTGAGTTCTCTCTACTCTTTCGCTTCTAATCATGAAGGCATGCAACCCTTCCGCAAGTTCTTAGACCTTATCGGCTACACCGAAGAAGAGTTCGGGTCTGCCTTGGGTGATTGGTCGAAGCCTTCTTCTTCCCTTGGCTACATGGAGATTGGTCTTCTAGCCGAAGCCCTTACCGAATACGCCAACCGCCCTTTAGATGTTGAGCCATGGATAAAAGAGCTTCTTTCCGTAGAAGGTGAGTTCGGACTATGAAACTCACCAAGAGAGGGGAAGTCGTGTTCGGAATTGCTCTAGTGATCTTGGGAATTCAAGCCCTAGCCCTCGCCTATTGGGCGATTGACCATATCAACTACATTGAGGGGGTCGGCTATTGCTTCCGAAGTTCCCTTGAGTGCTACGGGTTGAAGGGGTAAAGGTGATTCAATAAATGCCAACCTTCCAAATGGAAGTCGTGACTCAAGTACTCACGATAACCGCCGACAACCAAGAACAAGCCGAAGAAAAATACGCCGCCTATTTCGACTACAGCGGTGACTGCCCATGCGGTGACAGCGACTGCGACTGCGTGGAAGATAGCGAAGATGTTTATCACATAACTACAGAAATGGGTGAGTAATGAAGATACAGACCAAGGCTAAGTGCGTTGAGTGTTCAAGGGTCTTCGACCTATTGGACGATACCGACTCTCAAGAGTGGGCATATGGACATGATTGCGAGGTGACAGCGTGACAGTTCATAAGACTTGGGTCGTGATTTATTCAAGCGACCCTGTTGCCAACCATGACTTAGCCGAAAGGCTCAAGGGTCTTGAGTGGTGGATAACCAACCGAGACAACTACGAAGAGAGCAAGACAGCGACCAAGGTCTTAGACCTAACGCAACTTAAAGATTAGTAGCCGATAGGGCAGGGGAGTAAAGCTTCCCTGCTCCTTCGGGTGTTCGTCTTGAATACCAACAACCTACAGAACGGAAAGAAAATGAAGACCTACAAGATAGCCTTAGTTGTAGATGAAAAATGGCTTGAAGTAATCAAGCATGTAACAACAGATCCCTACGAAGATGAAGTGTGTGTATGGGTAAATGTCACCGAAAGAAAGATTGAGGTGGCGTAATGCCTAGATTCGTAATCATGGTTCATGAAGAGTATGACAACAAGTGGGGCTTTGATGCCGACAACCTTGAGCATGCTCAGGAGTTGATTCGCCAAGTCGAAGAAGGCGAGATTGACTATGAGAGTCTGCCTAATTTCTACGATAAGAACTACGGGATAGATACAACCTTCGGCGAAGTGGAAGAGGTGAAGTAATGGCTAAATATCGGGTAACGATTATCGAGACTGTGCTTTATGAAACAACTGTTGAAGCGAGTGATGAAATTGAGGCTCGCTTAATTGTCCAAGGCACTAATCATGAAGACTGGACTGAGGTCGAAGGCTCTGCCTACTGGGAGAGTGGAGAGATTGAAAGAGTTCGCCAACTAAGAGAGGTGGAGTTATGAGAGATTATGAATTGGTTCATGCCATTGAAGCGGTGATTGCCATGGACGGCGAGAAAGCTACGGACGGAGAGTGCATAGATGAAATCTCCAAGCTTCTAATTGAGTACAAGGCATACAACTTTACAGCGAAGGGAAATCCATATGACCATGAATGATGATTCGATTAGTTGGGGTGAGTTAGCCGATCTAACTCATGTCACCCAAGTGGAGAGATTCGGTTGGTGTTCATGCGAAGATAGTGGAACTTTCGTCTATACGGACTGCCCGAAAGAGGGTGAGTAGTGCCGACAGTTGCCCTATTTATTCTCACCTTTTTCACCCTGCCATTGGGCATGAGCGAGGGGCAACCTTTGCTAGTCTTGATACCTATATTGGCTTGGATACTTTCCATAGCCACGAGAGGATAGATACATGAAGAGCCGATTAACTATTGGCTTGGTTTCATTGGGGTTAGTCTTAGGACTAGCCCCTTTGAGCCATGCCCCTATCGAAATCAGAACTGTAATCGCCAACCCCGAGCCTATTGTTGTGGAGATCCCGAAGCCTAAGCTTGAACTTTCCGATCTTCCGGTCGCTTGGCAGAAGCTTGCTATGTGTGAGTCAAGCGGCAGACCTAATGCCGTCAGCGGCACTCGTAAGCAATTCCAGGGGTTGTTCCAAATTGAATACCCTCGGACATGGGTTGCCCATGGTGGATCGAAAACTGTGCCGCCGAAAGCGGCATCAGTAATGGATCAGTTCTATGTAGCACTACACATCTATGTTGATCGTGGCTCTAAGCCATGGCCATATTGTGGCAAGTTCTTGAAAGAGGAATATGGTAAGTAATGCCGACAGCGGCATGCTAAGATAAATGTACTGAACCCCCAAAGGACTGTAGGCCGGAGGGGGTTCAGTCTTTTTTACTTATTATCGGTGCTATAAAATCCCGAACCCTTGAAGGTGACACCCGGTGAACTCCACTTACGAATGAAAGTATTGTGGCATTGGGTGCAGATATAAGTCTCTTCGGGATCAGACATCTTGCGTTCAATAAGTCGAACATCTCCACATCCCGGACATTCGTATTCATATGTAGCCATTAGTTGTTATAGCTTCCTCTATATTTTCTTAACTTATCTTCAGGTACGCAATAAATCTCAGGTCGTTTCCAGTCTGGCTTATCGAGGAACTCTGGCACCATGGCATCAGCACCCCACATCCAACCCATGATCTCGTAGTTGGGCATGCCACCACGAACCAGTACGAACTTAGTCTGCGGATCAGCTCCGGGTCTAACCAGTAAGCGACCCTTCTCATGCTTAGTAAACTTAACATCTATATTCGGCTCAATATCTACGCCGCCTTGGCCGAAGGCTCCACCCCAGTACACACCAAGGTTCTTTGCTACCGCTATCTCTGCACCACATCCATCTACATCAAGCAAAATGCGTTGCCATGGATCGAGATCAGCAAGGCCACGCATCTGTTGGTTCTTCATCGTAGATACATATCGTTCAATCGCCGTATTAACTGCGAGTACAACCTCGTATCTTTCGAGAGTTATCTTTAAGCCCACGGGCTTGGCCCTCCAAGATTGTCAATAATCTTGCGAAGGGCTACTTGAATCCTTCGATCGATAGTCGAGTCGGATACATTCCATGCAACTGCAATATCGGAAAGGATCAACGGATCCTTGCCATAGCGTTGCTCTAATAGCAACTGCTCATCATCAGTAATCAATTCATATGCAGCTCGTACATCTATCACCATGCCCAACACATTGCCACCCTCGCTTGGTACCGGTGGCTTGCGTGGAGTACCGTCATCTATCTGATTGACCAGTACTGCACCTTGTGTCTCGAACTGCAGGGCTACGGGTAGTAGCGTGGCTATGAGTGCTGTGTCGTAGAAGAACTCATCACCCATCTGATAGCCAAGCTTGGCTGCCTTCTCCTTACGAGCAATCTTTTCTATATGCCTACGGAATCGAGCCATAAGTTTTCGTGCAACCCACTTCGTCTCATCTTTTGATACCTCGTATGCAGCATCTAAATCTTTCTCTAACTGTGGCCTTTGTAGCACATAGATCTGTAGCTCTTGAACTAGATCTTCTAGATCTACATAGCCCGAGAACCTACGATGGATGGCATGAGCCGATGCCCGTACCAGATCTTGTACATGTGCCTCAGCTCTGTCCATCTTCTCCCCATTGGTCATCTTCTATTTCAATTATCGCATCCATAATGAACCGTGTCACAAAGTAGAGAGCAACAATTAGACCAACGGGTACGACCAACAACATCCACTTCTTCATGCCTTGTTCTCCGGCCACTTACCTCGCTGTACCATCATGGCAATGATGCAATAGTTGGCTAAGTCTTTGAATGAATCCTCAATGGATTCGTGTTGAGGTGTATTGCCTGAGTCCAGTAAGTTCTTCAAGCGTTCCCACTTGTCACCCATACGAACCATTAGTCCGTTGAGTGGGCCACCATATGCATTGTTGATATTGCCCGGGCCGTAGTCTCGTTGCTTAGAGATCAGTAGGTTGCCAAGCTCATCGATAATATCCCAAGAGTCGGTGATGAACTGATCCATCATCGGGTCTTTGGTAACTGCACCCTTATCCATAGGCCCGAAGGTGTTTGCTTTATCTCTAGGACTTGGATGCCTAATGATTCTATTGAATTCCTCATTAACTCCATGTCGCTCATACTCACTCATTTATCCCTAACCTTTTCCGTAGTCCTTCGATACCTTCATCCATTACAACAGAGTTCACATCGCTACCCGGTGGGAGCGAGATTAGTTCTGCATGTTCTACCTCTTGCAATACTTTCTCTGCAAGTTCCATACCCGGGTTAGACCCGTCCTTCTTGTCATCATTATCTGCTAGTACTAAGACTCGCTTGTATCCTCCGAAGAGTCTGTTGAAATGTGGTCTCCACGCCTTCGCTCCCGGTACTCCGACACTTGGCAAGATCTGACTTGCAATAATACTGTCGAGTTCTCCTTCGCAGATAGCGATCGAATCTCCCGGCAACTGCAGATCCACCGCATTGAAGAGTCGAGCTGGCTGGTGCATGGGTGCCATGTATCTCGGCCCCGGTAACTCGTCCACCCTACGAAACTTAAAGCCAGCAACCCCATGAACAACACGGTATGGAATAGAAAGCCATCCAATAAACTGTGCATGTGCAGGATCACAATCTACTGGCACGGTTCCGAGAAGGTGAGCGTTTGCCAGTTCCTTGCTGAACCCTCGTCCGTGAAGATAAGAGGCTGTCCTTTCGTCTATCTTTTGATTGTATGTCGATGCCAGATCCTTTAGCAATGTCAATCGCTCGTTCGATAGCAACACGAAATTCAACTCCTTCTCTCCACATTAGTAATGTATATGCATCTCCACCTATGCCACATGTGTGGCAATAGTAGAGTCCTGCCTTATCTCCATCGGTACTCATGACTGCTGATCTGTGTGCATCCTGATGGAAGCAACACTTAACCGGCTTCGAGTACCCGTCTCTTACTTCTCCCCCGTAGTGACGGATAACTGCACGGAGAAGGTCAGCATCGGCAGCCATTAGAAACGCTGTGCTGTCTTCTTAACTCTCTGATTCTTTTTAAGTGCAGCCAAGTCACGCATGTACTGCTCGTGAGCTGCAATCTCCAATCGCATGCGGCGATCTTCTAGTCGTGCCTGTACATGGTAGTAAAAACTTTCAGCAAAGAAATACAGGGCTACACCTGCTGTTACTGTGAGTAGATTGCTTAATGTATTCATTCTATTACCTCCATAAATGTGTCGAGTTCCAGTATTACAAATGCTTTACCAACGCCATGTTGTCTTCGTTTAGCAATGACGATAGGTATCGCTGGCCCTGATGACTTGCGTTTCTTAATCCAGTTCTGTGCTTCCAGTACTGCTTCCTTCATCCATTGTCCGGGTAAGAAACCTTTAGTGTTCTTTGCTTCAACGACATAGAACTTCTTGTCCTTGAAGAACCATAGGTCTCCCTCGTCATTGGTTCCGCTGAGTCGTAAGCGTTCTGCTACGAGTTCCTTGTCTCTGAAGTACTCAACAAGTTCTACTTCCCATCCAGAACCCTTGCGTTTATTAGCCCTTGATTGCTTCGAGTCCAACGAAGTTCACCCCCGGTCTTACATCTGCTCTACCCTGTGCATCTTGGTCTGCTATCTGTACTCTCGATGGATCGATAAGTAAGGTTGCAAACTGTGTTGCATCGGCCGAGTGTTCACCGAATCTATTCTTAACTGCAGCAACTCTGAACTGTCCATACTCCGGATCCATTGCGATGGATAAGATCATGGACGGAAGTTGAGATGCCTTGCCAAGTATTGCCCTTCGTGGTGCAGGAAACTTTGGATCTCCAGTACCGGCTTCTGACATGTGAGTGAGTGCAAGTACACAAGCACCAGTCTTACGAGCCACATGGTGCAGCTCTGACATGATGGCACGGATACCCGACCACTCTTCACCTGCTACCGAGATACAGTTCATTAGGTTATCTACAACAATCAATGCAGGTGCCATGCCATAGATCTCGCCATAAGCGAGGATCTCAAGTTCAATAGCATCGATGTCCGGTGATGGATCAAACACCCACTTAATGTGAGATGCCTTCTCTGCCAACAAGATGTCGAAGTAATGAGGGTCTTGATCTAGATATGTTTCTACTTGATGCTGTGCCAAACCAGTTAGTCCTGCAACTGTTCTGAACATCTGAGTGATGGGGTCGGTATCCGCCGAGAAGTAAAGGGTTGGTACCCCTGACCTCAAGGCGTATACCAACGCCATCAGACTCTTACCCGAGTTAGGTTGTCCAGCGATAAGACACAACTGTGACTGACGGAATCGCATGGACATTCTCTTAGTGCCTTCCCAAACATCGGGCAAGGGTCTAGCTGAAGAGTTGGTGCTGTGTACTGCTTGTAATAAGTTAAGCACTTTGCGACCACCTCTCGTTAATCTTTATATTGAATTGCTTTCGTATCTTGTGTCTATCTGCAGCGGTTGAACCACCCCAGTAATAGAACCTTTCATTGTGTAATGCCCAGTTGAAACAATCCTTTAGTAATGGACATCCGTTGCATGCTTTGAAAAGAATCTCATCGTATTCATGAGTCAAGTCATCGCAATAAAAATCATTTCCGATTGTCGAGCATGGCTCGCTTCCGGTGTAAGCCGGATACTGTGGATCAGCACCCGGCTCCACCAGCTTAGTTAAGAAGCGTTGGCTCTGAAGTCGCATTGCTGGCCCTGTGGTCGAGAGCAAGCATAGAAAGCACGATAAGGCTTCTGTGTTGACTTCGAGATTCCGGCAGGTACTAGCTTTGCTCCTTCGCCATGCTTACATACAGGGCCATTACCAACTGGTGCTGCTGCTGGTGGTGGTGTACCCCAAGCATCTGCTGGCGGAGTAATTACTTGTGCATTGAATGACTGTTGAATCTGATTCATAGTCATTGGTTGTGATGCTGGTGCTGATGCAAACGCAGCAGCCATTGCCTGAAGCAACTGCTCTGCACCTGATGCATCGAGTGCTTCGTTCAACTTACCTGCAAAGCCCTGGTATGTGGCATCTGCAATTACAAAGATAGTTCCATCAGGAGTCTTTGTTGATACTTGAAAGCCGAGTTCGGCCATCTTATTCACCCTTCGCTAGTTTGATATTGAGTCGAGTCGATTCTTTGCCCGGCTCTTTCTTTGGTACGAAGCCGAGAAGTTTCTCGACTTCCTTTTCATCTACAGACTGACGACCAGCAACTGTAGTCCAGCTAAGTTCTACACCGCTGGCCGTCCTGCCTGTAATTCCTTCAAAGGTGGTTCGTAAT